GCCCTAGAACAATTAAAAGAAGGAAATAAAATTTCTGAAAAATATTATAATGGTATTTGGGATAAAAACCTTAAAAAACTCCTAGGAATTGAGTCAAGAGAAGTAACAGACCCTACTTGGGGTAATAAATATAATACAGCAGTCCCTAAAGCAGGATTAAAAAAAGAAATGAATTCTTTAAAAGATAGAAGTAATGGATTATTTAACCCTACTAATGTTATAGATAATATTTATATAAATGCTCTTTGGTTACTTGGTATTGTAGAAAAGGACAACGATATTACCTTAAATAGTTTTTTAACAAAAATATGTGATCAGATAAACAAGGCTTCTGGAAATTCAACCGAACTAAAAGTATCTACAAACCCTGTATTTAACGATCAAATTTCTATAATTGATTTTAAAGTTAACTCAATTTCTGCTAGAAAAACAAAAATGTTTTCTTTCCCTAAAACTGGGAGAACTTCTCTATTTAAAAAAATCGACTTAAAAGGAAAAATCCCATCAGCTCAAGCATCTTCTATAGCAATAGCTGCTCAAGGTCCTCGAAATGAAGGAAATATTTTATCTGTAACATACAAAGCATTCGTAGATGATGTTCAAGATAGGATATCTATATCAAACTCTTCCGCAGGCCCAACTGCTGCTACTTTACAAAATAGAAATAATGATAAATATAACGCTTATAAAAGAAGATTTATCCAATACTTAATAAGTTCATTAAATGTACTTAAGCTTTATAGGGTAATAAATATTCATACTCCACACACAACTAATGAATGGTTTTCTGCTCTGGAAGAATCAGCAATGTCTTCTTTAAAAAGTATAAGTCGCGTAGCACCATTTTTATCATCTAATCAAGTTATAGGAAGTGGATATAGTAATGCAGAGTGGGATGAATTAGACCCTAAAAAACGGGCAGAATTATTTAGAAGATTTGGAAAAACAACAATAAATAAATTGATTTTCAATAATAATCGTGATGTTGTGTCACTTGATAACCCTAGTTTACCCTTAACAAGTGTAATTCCACTAGAAGTTACAATAACTATGGAAGGGGTTTCGGGAATATTAGCTTCGAATGTATTTAAATTATCCCCAGGAATCCTCCCTGACAGATATAATCAGGAAAGAGTAAGTTATATGATTAAATCAGAAAGTCAAAGAATAAATGGATTAACTTGGGAAACTACATTAACAGGTTTGATGGTTCTTGATGATGTTCTTAAACCACCTACTTCAGGAGAGTCCCTTACTAAAGATGGAGTTACATTAACAGACTCTAAGGGAAATAAAGAAAATATAATTATCGACCCTAAAGATGCAGAAAGTAGGTTTGAAGATGACATTCCAGTAACTGAATTATCTAATAATCAGCCTCAACCTAATATTGAAGAAGATAATATTAAATTAAAACAAACTAAAGACAAATACAAAAACTTTACCTAACAATTATGGATCCATATGATTTTGACGTAATAGAAACAGCTAGAAAGATAGCCAAACAATGTACTGGAGGGTATAGATGGGAGAAAGGTGGACCAAGTACTACAGGAACTTGTATTAATATTGAATTTGAAGGAACAATGGTTTTAAAAGCTACCTCCGATAAAAGTACTTATTGTAGTGGTTTTTCTTTTTCCACATTTTTCATAACAGCTCTCTATAGAAATTTACTAGACGATAAAACGGCAGCAGATATAAAAAAGATGCAGCGTATATGGTATTCGGGTAAAAAACCAAGCCTTAAACTTTCAGGGGATGCCATAGTAGATTATGGTTTGGGGAAAGAAGTAACCTTAGAAGAAGCCAAACCAGGAGATTTTTGTCAGATATGGAGAACAGGAGGAAGTGGACACAGTGTTATGTTTATAAGCCATATAAAATCAGACGATAAAATAATAGGAATTAAATACTATGGATCTAATAGCAGCACTAAGGGCCCCGGCGAAAATACAGAATATTTTAGTGATGCAGTAACTCCTTCAAACATAAAATCATACAAAAAAAGACTTATAAGAACCCCCTCTACAGAAAAACCTTACAACTACACTTCTTTTGCTAGATTGGCTTTAGGCCCACCTGAAGATATTGAATACGTAGCCCCTATAGGTGCGGTTACTGGTAGTATTCCTCAAACTTCTCCTATTGTAGATACTGGTTTTGGTGATAATTCATATATAGCATAATATTTATTGATATGGGAATATTATTAAAATCACAATATAGTATAAAATACGCAGCAAATGAGGATAGCTTAGCCATATCTAGTGCACCATCTATCCCCTATATAGGCCCTTATATTAATACTATTTTTGGAAAAAAGTATGCAGGAGATTCTTTATTAAATAAAGGAGAATATTTAGTTGATTTAGTTTATCCCGAATCACAAAAAGCAGGGGAAGATTTTTTCCCTTATGATCGCTTAAAAAGTGATATAGCTAGTGAAGCAAATAAGAGAGAACCTATAATAGGAAAAAATCTACCACAAACAAAAGACTATAAAAGAGGATTTTTCTTTAGATATTTTTATATGGATCTAAGAACCAAACTTATTATAGAGACTACTAAAGAAGAGTATGATAGTACACAAATAGATTCTAATATATTTAATAAAATTTCAGTAGAGTGGAATCTTAAGCCCCTTAGTAATTTAAATAAAAAAACAGTAAATAATCTATCAAAACTTGGTAGAGTTAATATTTCTCCGTACGATTACGTAACAAAACGAAACGAGGAAACTCCATACACACAATAACAATGTTAAACATTATAGAAACTCCATCCCAACTAGAAGCATTTAAGTTGGAGGAGGACTTTGAACAATGTTACGTTGATTTTATTCAAACAAATGAGAATAAACATCCGAGCTTAGATTCTTTAACCTCCCTCTATATATACAGCTTTAAACAAGAACAAGGATTCTTAATTAATTTTACACACCCAGACGCCTTAAAGTTAGACATTTTAAACTTTGACTTCTTAAACGAATACAAAGACATACTAGTTTACGACAAAAAATATGCAATGCATATGTTTGATTATCTTCCTTACACGGATCTTCAATCAATTTACTATGCAAACACTGGAAAAACTCACACTCTTGATTCTAAACCTCTTATATATTCTCACTTTTATAGAAAATTTCCTTCCACACAAACAAACAAAATAATTCCGTTAGGAAAATTATATGAATGGTGCGAAATTAAGCGTATTAATGCGCTACAAATAACGGAAAAATATTCTCCATCGGATACCACAGAATGGTATAACCGCGTTTTAATTCCAACACTCTACAACGTTGAAAAACAAGGAATTCCCACACACGAAATACAAGAAGTATTTGATATTAACTCAGAATTGTCATTAAAAAGTGGGCTTTTCTTTAGTTTATATAACTACCAAACAACCACAGGAAGGCCATCAAATAAATTCAACAACGTTAATTTTATGGCTCTCCAAAAAGAAAGCCAACAACGAAAATGTATTGTACCTCAAAATGACTACATATTAGAAATCGACTACGATGGTTACCATCCAAGGATAATAGGAGATATTGTAGGATTTGAATTCGATGCCGAAACTTCTGTGCATGAACAGCTAGGTAAAATGTATTTTAAAACAGAAGAACTATCTAAAGAGCAATACGCGAAGTCGAAGGAACTGACTTTTAAACAGCTGTATGGTGGGGTGTTTGAAGAATTTGCTCACCTGCCCTTCTTTGATAAAACAATAGATTTTACAGTAAGCTTATACTACAGATTTAATGAAGAAGGATATATTTCGCTACCTATTTCTAAACGTAGATTTTACAAAGACAATTACAATGAAATAGGACCACAAAAGTTATTCAATTATTTCATACAGATGAGTGAAACAGAAAGAAATATGGAAATAATGTACAAACTAAATGAGTTTTTAGAAAATAAAAAAACCAAACTCATAATGTATATGTACGATGCTTTTATATTTGATGTAGATGAAAGGGATGGAAAAAATATTAAAAGTGAATTAGATTTAATAATTAGAAATAACAAATTTAGAACAAAAGCTAAACAAGGTAGTTCATTTGGGGAATTGATAGAAATAGATTTAAACTAGTTTCCCTGTTGAATACGTATCGCAGTAATGATACGATTAAACCACTCCTTAAAAGGTTATGAATAACAAAATTCATCTCACCTTTACTTACCCAGACAATCTAGATAGTGTTTTGGAAAAAATTGAAACCGATTATGAGGTTTTCATGGGAAAAGTCTTTGTCCTAACAGATTTGGATAGTACTAAAGTAATGTGTACATATAATATTATAAGTGGAGGTGGGAAAACTAGGCTACCCAATACCATTTTAGTACACAGAAAAAAACAAACAAATACTTTATACACAATAAACGCTCTGAATGAACTAATCAAAAATTTAAATAATGGTGTATTAGACAAAACATACCCCATTGAGTGGAATGACTACAGAAGTAGTTTACTACTACATCAAAACAATGAATTTAAGGCAGTAAGAACAAAGCTTTTTAAAATAATTAAAGTTTAATTTGGTTGTCTAAATTTTCTTTCTTACATTACAACAAAAATAATTTAATATGAACACAGACGAAATTAAGAAGAGGCTTGCTCGCCTTCAAACGAAGGGCTCAAACAACCCAAATTCAAATGGGAAAAAATGGACAGATAATTTTTGGAAACTTACACCAGGTAAGAAACATGAAATTAGACTATTGAAGTATAAACACAGTGATGACACATTACCATTCACAGAGTTGTATTTCTACTTTGGTATAGGAAAACCAAGAATGATTTCCTTAGTTAACTATGATGAAGCAGATCCAATAATGGAATTTGCATCTGAGTTAAGAAAGACCAACGAAGAAGACAACAAAAAACTCGCTAAAAAACTTAACCCTAAAATGAGAGTATTTGCTCCAGTAATTGTTAGAGGTGAAGAAGATAAAGGAGTTAGGTTTTGGGAATTTGGTCCTCAAGCATACACTGAATTACTCCAATATATGGATGATGAGGATTATGGGGATATTACAGATGTTAAGAATGGTTTTGACATTAAACTTGAGCAAATTCCAGCCGAACAAAGTGGAAAAGCTTACCCAACAACTACGATTAAACTTAAACCTAGAACAACTCCATTAAGTGCAGATGCTAAACAGGCGGAAGATTGGTTAGAAAATCAACCAAATGTAAAGAAACTTTACACTAAAGTAGAGTATGATGACATGAAAACAGCTTTAATGGAATGGGTTAAACCAAAACTTGAAGGTGGAGAAGAAGAGGAAGCTGTAGCAGCAGGGACCAATTACACTGATACTAAAAAGAAAAATTTAAACAAAGAATTAGACGATTTATTTGAAGATTAATTATGGCTAAGAAGAAAAAAGAAACCAGTACACCTTCCCTAACTGAAGATCTATCTCAAGTATTAGCAGATAGTATAAATACTAAAGTAGGGAAAGGTAAAAAACAAATGGCCTATTTTCTAAATGGCACAGGTAATGATGATCCAAGTAGTATCATGGGTTGGGTTTCCACAGGTAGTTCTATGCTAGATTTAGCAATTTCTAACAGACCTAATGGTGGTTTACCAGTAGGGAAAATAGTTGAAGTGATGGGAATGGAACAATCAGGAAAGTCCCTTTTATGTGCTCATATTATAAAGTCAACCCAAGAACAAGGAGGGGTAGGTGTCTATATTGACACCGAAGCCTCCTTAGATACTAGGTTTTTAAATGCAATAGGGGTAGATACTGACAAAATGATATATATTCCTATTGATACTTTAGAAGATGTTTGGGCCACAGTTGAAAATGCTGTAGTTAAATTTAGGGAAAAAAATCCAAACAAGATTTTATCTATAATTGTAGATTCACAATCAGCAGCAACTACAGCAGCTGAATTGGAAACTGACTTTACTAGAGATGGTTTTACAACTGAAAAATCTATCATAAACAGTAAAGCTTTAAGGAAGATAACTAACTTAATTTACAAACAAAAAGTTTTACTAGTAGTTACCAATCAACTTAGAGACAAAGTAGGAGCAATGGCATTTGCTGAAAAATATACAACTTCAGGAGGTAAGGCTCTTCAATTCCACTCTTCAGTAAGATTATTAGCTAAAAATGTTAGTAAAATTAAAGAAGATGTTAATGGTGTTGAGCAGATAGTAGGAAGAGAAACAGAAGTTATGATAAAAAAGAACAGATGTGGTCCACCAGAACGTAAAATTCGATATGAGATTTACTACGATTCTGGTATAGATGACAACAGTGGTTTGTTCGCTATGTTGAAGAAGTATAAAGTATTAAAAGGCGGAGGAGCTGGATGGTACACTTACGGAAATATAGATATTGAAACTGGAGAAATAATAGAAGAGAAATTTCAAGGAGCCAATGGGTTTCATGAATTAGTTAACACACGACCTGATATAAAACAACTTATGTATGAAGACATATGTGACAAGTATATCATGAAATATCAACACGAAGTTGAAGGCTTTTCAAGGGACGTGGATGCAATAGAAAAAGAAGAAGTAAATGGGGAATAGCGTTTTAGATATTTTAAATAACATCAACAACGACACCCCTCCACATCCGAACGATAAAATACTCTTAATTGATGGCCTTAATTTATATATTAGGGCCTTCTCAGCGAATGGGGCTGTGAATGATAAAGGAGTTCCTGTGGGGGGAATGGTTGGTTTTTTAAAATCGTTGGCTTTGCTTATACGTGAAGTCAATCCGACAAGAATTATAGTCACTTTTGATGGAAAAGGTGGCTCAAAAAGAAGAAGAAAACTCCATCCTGGATATAAAGGAAATAGAAAACCAGGAAAGAGATTAACAAGATGGGATCAATTTCAATCTATTGAAGATGAACAGTATTCAATGGCTACACAATTATCTCGTTTAAGTGAATATTTGGAGAATTTACCTTTAACAACAATTGTAGTAGATAATATAGAAGCTGATGATATTATTTCATATCTTGTAACAACTACATTTAAAGGAGACAAAATATGCATTGCTTCTGGTGATCAAGATTTCCTCCAATTAGTAGACGAAAACACTACAGTTTGGTCTCCTTCTAAAAAGAGATTCTTTACTCCTGACACAGTTTTAAAAGAATATAACATACCTAGTTTTAATTTTTTAATTTATAAATCGCTGTTAGGAGACCAATCAGACAATATAACTGGAGTAAGAGGACTAGGCCCTAAAAAAATCCCAAAACTTCTACCGGAAATTATAAAGTCGCCATTAAGTATAACCGACATAATAGAATACGCCTCCACACAAGAGGGAGAAATGTTTGAAAGGATAATCAACAATAAAGATAATCTTCATCTGAATTATAAGTTAATGGATTTACAAGTAACTGACATTTCAGGTCACGCTAAAATGAAGATAATGGAAAGTTTAGATTGTAATTCTAATTTGTTAGACAAAAATTCTTTCATACGGTTATATAATAATGATTTTTTAGGAGAAGCTTTAGGAAGACCAGAACAGTGGTTAAATAATAGTTTCCTAAGATTAAACACGTTACTAAAACAATTAGAAAATGAGTGAGGGTAAATTAACAGAATATGGAGCATCGTTTCAAAACAAAGCAATTTCTAATCTAATTACAGATCCTGACTTTTTAAGACAATCTATAGAAATAATTTCTCCATCGCATTTTGACAATGAACATGATAAGTGGGTAGTTAGTAAGATTATAAGTTACTATGATGTATATAAAACAATACCTTCTTTAGATTACTTTAAGGCAGAACTTAAGAAAATTAAAACAGAAGTTCAAAAGTTAGCCATAAAAGAGAAAATTAAAGAAATATATGCTGTCTCTAAAAGTAAAGATTACAAATATATTGGAAAAGAATATATAGACTTTTGTAAAAATCAAAATCTTAAAACAGCTATTAACACTTCAGTTGATTTGTTGGATGCAGGAAATTACGAAGACATAAGAGTTCTAATCAACGATGCTTTACAAGCAGGAAATCAACAAGAAGGAGGACACATATACAAAGACCATTTAGAGGAAAGATATTCTTCAAAGGAAAGAGTTACAATACCTACTCCTTGGGAGTCTGTTAATGTTTTACTAGGTGGAGGTTTAGGTCCTGGAGATTTAGGAGTAGTAGCAGGTAATCCAGGAGGTGGTAAATCTTGGGTAATGGTTGCAATAGCAGCCCATGCTGTAAAGATGGGAAATAATGTTTTATTTTGTACTTTAGAGCTAGATGAAGATTATGTTGGTAAGAGATTTGATGCTTATTTTACTAACATTCCAGTAAACGAATTAAATTCAAGTTCTAAACCTATAATTAAAGACGCCATAGGTAAATTGTCCGGATCACTTGAAATAAAGCGATTTAGAGCACAAAAAACCACTTTGAGCGAGGTAGAAACATACACTGAAAGATTAATTAATAATGGCTTTAAACCAGACTTAATAGTAATTGATTACATAGATTTACTTAAAGTAAAAAACAATAAAGACAAAAGAAATCAACTTGAAGATCTTTACACTGAAGCAAGAGAATTTGGAAAAGAATATAATGTTCCAATTTGGTCACCATCTCAAGTTAATAGAACGGGAGCTAGAGAGGAAGTTATTGAAGGAGACCAAATAGCAGAAAGTTATTCTAAATTAATGATTGCAGATTTCGCAATGTCACTTTCAAGAACAAGAGAAGACAAAATAAATGATACAGGAAGATTTCACATTATGAAAAACAGATATGGAGCAGATGGATATACGTACAATGCCGATTTTGACGCATCTACTGGCGTAATTCATATAAAAGGAAAACATACTCAAGTATCTTCAGGTAATCCTGAAATCCCTAATTCGGGTAGTACAGGTAGAGTAATTGAAAATTTAATAGGTGGAAGAAACACTTATTAAGGACTTCAGCAAATTTTATTAAGTTTTGTTTATCATTATGTATTTATAATCACGAAAAGATACACAAGACTGAAGGCAAAAACGCCTTCATTTTTTGACTCGCTTAAAACCGAGGCTTTTAAAAGATTTATATATTTATTAACCCTTAAAAAAAAAAGTTAAATATGGACATTTCACAGAAAATACTATCAGACATAGTAATTCACAACAAATATGCAAAATACATTCCTCAAAAACAGAGAAGAGAAACTTGGGAAGAGCTCGTTACTAGAAATAAAGTAATGCACCAATCTAAATTTCCTAAACTTGAAAAGGAAATTGAAGAAGCATATAAATTTGTGTATGATAAGAAAGTATTACCTTCTATGAGAAGTCTCCAATTTGCAGGAAAACCAATTGAAATAAATAATTCAAGAATATTTAACTGCTCTTACCTTCCTATAGACGATTGGAGGGCATTTAGTGAAGTTATGTTCTTACTCCTTTCAGGGTGTGGTGTTGGATATTCTGTTCAAAATCATCACGTAGATAAATTACCAGAAATAAAAATACCAACTAAAGATAGGAGATTTTTAGTAGGAGATTCAATTGAGGGATGGGCAGATGCAGTTAAGGTTTTAATGAAATCTTATTTTGGAATATCAAGTTCAAGACCTAAATTTGATTTTAGAGACGTTAGACAAAAAGGAGCAGAATTAGTTACTGTTGGAGGAAAAGCACCAGGCCCTGAGCCATTAAAGGAGTGTTTAGTCCAAATACAGAAAGTTTTAGACAGAAAAAAAGATGGAGAGCATTTATCCCCAGACGAATCTCATGATATTATTTGTCACATTGCAGATGCTGTATTGTCAGGGGGAATTAGGAGAGCAGCTTTAATTTCACTATTTGACTTACATGACGAAAGAATGTTAGTTAGTAAAACTAACAGTGTTGAATCAAAGATTTTAT